AAATACGTACTTGTTATCAAGTTCTAACATGGGCGGACTAGCAACATATGATATGTTTAGTCAGTACCAAGAACTTGTAGGACGTATGTTTGGTTCTTTTATCGAATTCAATTGGAATACTACAACTAAAAAATTAACACTTTTACAACGTCCAAGAGCAGAAGAAACATTACTTCTTTATGTGTATAATCACAGACCAGATAGTGAATTGCTTAATGATTATCTTGGTAAGCAATGGATTAAAGATTATACCCTTGCTAGTTGTAAGTATATGCTAGGCGAAGCACGTTCAAAGTTCGCAACCATTGCAGGACCACAAGGTGGTTCAACGCTTAACGGTGATGCACTCAAAGCAGAAGCACAAGCTGAAATGGAAAAGCTAGAAGAAGAACTAAAAACACAAGTAGCAGGCGGCGTAGGCTACGGATTCACAATCGGCTAATAAACACTTGACTTCCTGATAAATCTATTGTATAATAGTTTTTATTTTATGAGGAGTCAGACTTTGATTATTGGTGTATGTGGATTAATTGGTAGCGGTAAAGATACTATTGCTGATTATTTGATTAGCAATCACAACTTTCAAAAAATATCATTTGCAGATAAACTTAAAGATAGCGTAGGCGTTATGTTTGGGTGGAGCAGAGATATGCTTGATGGTAAAACAACAGAATCTAGAGAATGGCGTGAAAAAGTAGACGAGTTTTGGACAAAAGAAACTGGACGTACAATTACACCTAGATTAGTATTACAAGAATTTGGTACAGAATGTATGCGTAACGGATTCTATGATGGTATTTGGGTATCCTTAGTAAAACAGAAAATTATTGACAATCCAGACATTAATTGGGTACTTCCTGATACACGTTTTCCTAACGAAGCAAAAATGCTACACGAAGTAGGTGGACATGTATGGCGTGTAAAGCGTGGCGAAGATCCTAAGTGGTTTACAGAGTATGTTGAGTTTGATACAGAGCCTACTGATATACATCCTAGTGAATGGGCTTGGGCTCATACTAAATTTTCACAAACATTAGAAAACAACGGTACTATTGATGAACTTAGAAGTCAGGTAGCAAATCACCTTGCTTCCATTTAAATCCTTCTTTGTACATAATTTTACTACAATTGGCACATATTGTTTTTAAGTTGCTAAATCTTACGTTGTTAAGATCACCGTCAATATAATATACTGAAAACTGTTCCTTGTGTTTGCTTTTAAAGCCACACTTGTCGCAAACTTGTTTCTTTTCATATCCAGACTGTTTCCATTTAGGACTACCATGTATAGGCTTACCGTGCCTGGCACATGACTCACACTTGCTTCTATAAAAAGGTTTTCCTTTTTTGTAATAGTTAATTGCTACTGGTTTAACGCCACATTTGCATAAAGGTCTCATATATGTATTTACCTGCCCTTTTTGATCCCTTTTTCGGGGTAGATAAAGAGGCCTTTTATGCAAATTGGTATAAATAATAGTAACATGCTATATCAACAGGAGAAAATAAAATGGCTTTAGTATCACCAGGAGTACAGGTCAGCGTTATAGACGAAAGTTTCTATACCCCAGCTGAGCCAGGTACAGTACCAATGATTTTTGTTGTTTCCGCACAAGACAAAACGAACGGTGCTGGAACAGGAACTGCGGCGGCAACGACTGCGGCAAACGCAGGTAAACCTTATTTGGTTACCTCACAGAGAGAATTAACAGACTTGTTTGGAGATCCAACTTTCTATACGGACACAAACAACAATGCACTACATGGTAGTGAATTAAATGAATACGGGTTACAAGCGGCCTACTCATACTTAGGAGTAGCTAACAGAGCTTATGTAACTAGAGCAACACTAAACACATCAGAGCTAATTGCTTCTGCTACGGCGCCAGCGGCGAATCCAGCAGATGGAACATATTGGTTCGATACAGCAAATAGTGTGTTTGGTATTTTTGAATGGAACGGCGCGGCGGCTACTGTTACTGGTGGACAGAGCTTTACTAATAAAGTTCCTACAGTAATTACAGATACTACTAAAGTAACAGGCGGAGTACCAAAAACTTCTGTTGGTGCAATTGGTGATTACGCTATTGTTGCTACTACTACACTTAACAAATTGTTCTACAAAAAGAGCGATGGTAGTTGGGTACAAGTAGGATCAACAGCATGGATTAGTGCATGGGCAACTGTAACAGGAACGATTTCAAATCCAACTGTTTCAAATGGTGCTTCAATGAGCATTAACGGTACTGTTGTAACAAGTGGCGGAACAGCATTAAGTGATGTTGTATCAGCTATTGGTTCAGCAGGTATTGCTGGAGTTAGTTCAGCAGTAGTTAACAACAAATTAGAGATTTACTCAACAGGCGTAGACGTTGTATTAGCAACTAACGCTTCAACACTATTAGCAGAGATAGGTTTAACGGCGGCTACTTATAAAGCACCTAAAAATACTATTGCTCCGCATACTAGTGTACCTGAGTACAAGTCAACAGATACTGCTCCAAGACCAACTGGAAGTATTTGGGTTAAAACTACACAACCTAACTTAGGTGCTAACTGGAAAGTTAAAATGTGGAACGCAACAACTAGCTTGTGGGAAACTAAAGCGGCTCCAATGTATGCATCACCTGAGGCGGCATTACACGGCTTAGATAAAGCAGGCGGTGGTAAGAACTTAGCAGTTGGAACTGTTTACATCAAAACTAACAATGATGAAGCAACTGATCCAATTGGTGACTTTAAAATACACAGAAGACAGTCAACAGGTAATACTAAAATTACTTCAGACATTATTACAACACAAGTAGTTACAGGAACTTATGCATTTGATATTGCAGAAACTGTTCCAGCAAGTGCTACGTTAAGTGCGGCAGTAACAGTTAGTGTAACAACTAACGGTGCGGCTGACGATGCAGACGATATTGCAGGCGCAATTAACTCCGCAGGATTAACTAACGTTGTAGCAAGTGTTGACGCTTCAAACAGAATAGTTATTGAACACAATGACGGTGGTGACATCCACATTACAGATACTAACAGCGGATTAGCTTTAGCAGGATTTGTAGCTTACAATGGCTCAAATGCGGCAACAGCAACTCCAAACTTATATACAGATGCTTCAGGTAATGCATTTGATATGGTTGCTAGTAACTGGAAATACTTAACATACACACCAAGTACAACTGCTCCAACAGCATTAACAGCTGACGGTGCATTATGGTACAACAGTATTGTAGACGAAGTAGACATGATGATCCACAATGGTACTACATGGGTAGGATACCAAGACTCAACAGCACCGTTCTACGATGCTAATAGTGCAGACAAAACTGATCCAAATGGACCAATTGTTAGTGCTACTGAGCCTACTAAACAGTCAGATGATACTGATCTTAAAAATGGTGACATTTGGATTAGCACAGCAGACTTAGAAAACTATCCAAAAGTTTACAAATACAACGCTACTTCATTAAAGTGGATTGCACTTGATACAGGTGACCAAACTACTGAAGATGGTATATTATTTGCAGATGCACGTTATGGTACAAGCGGTGTTAACGGTGATACAGCGGCAACGATCCCAGCATTACTAGTAAGCAACTTCTTAGACTTTGACGCTCCAGATCCAGCACTATATCCAAAAGGTATGTTGCTATGGAACACTAGACGTTCAGGATTTAACGTTAAGAAATATGTACGTAACTACATTGATACTACAGGACTTAACATTAGATTTAACAATGACGAGTCAATGGCGGCATACGCAACTAACAGATGGGTAACTGAATCAGCTAACCAAGAAAATGGTGCAGGCTCATTTGGTAGAAAAGCTCAACGTAAAGTTGTAGTACAAGCATTACAAGCAATGGTTAACAGCAACGCTGATATTAGAGATGATAATTCAAGAATCTTTAACTTAATGGCTTGCCCAGGTTACTCAGAGCTAATTGGTGAAATGAAAACACTTAACTATGATAGAGGCATTAGTGCGTTTGTTGTAGGTGACTTACCGTTTAGATTAACACCAGATGCAACAACATTAAACAACTATGCAACTAACGTAAATGGTGCAGTTGAAGATAATGATGATGGACTTGTAACATACGATGAATATTTAGGTGTGTTTTATCCAAGTTTATTCACAAGTGATAACGCAGGTAACAACGTAGTTGTTCCAGCAAGTCACGGTATCCTAAGAACAATGGCATTAAGCGATCAAGTATCGTTTCCATGGTTTGCTCCAGCAGGAACAAGACGTGGTGGAATTACAAATGCTTCAAGTGCAGGATACATTACAAGCGAAGGTGAATTCCAAAGCGTAGCACTTAACGAAGGACAGCGTGATACATTATACGGTAATGCTATTAACCCTGTAACGTTCTTAAGTGGTGCAGGACTTGTTAACTTTGGTCAAAAGACAAGAGCTAAAAATGCTAGTGCTTTAGACAGAATCAACGTTGCAAGACTAGTAATTTACTTACGTTCGCAGTTTAACAAACTTGCTAAACCTTATATCTTTGAGCCAAATGACAAAATCACACGTGATGAGATTAAAGCACAGGCAGATAGTTTACTATTAGAGCTAGTAGGACAAAGAGCATTATATGACTTCTTAGTAGTATGTGACGAAAGTAACAATACTCCAACAAGAATTGATAGAAATGAGCTTTACTTAGATATAGCAATTGAACCAGTGAAAGCTGTGGAGTTTATTTACATTCCATTAAGACTTAAAAACACTGGTGAGATAGCAGGGCTTTAATATGATAAATACTTACAAGCAGGAGATATTATAATGGCAATTTCAACACTAAGCAAAATTACAGTACCTTTGGATTCTAGCTCTTCAGCTAGTAACCAAGGTTTGTTGATGCCGAAACTACAATACCGCTTTAGAGTGAGTCTTGAAAATTTTGGAGTATCAACACCAACAACAGAACTAACTAAACAGGTTGTAGACGTAACAAGACCAAACGTTAGTTTCGAACAGATCACAGTAGATGTGTATAACTCACGTGTGTACCTAGCAGGTAAACATACTTGGGAACCAATTACACTTAACTTACGTGAAGATGTTAGTAACAACGTACAGAAACTTGTTGGCGAGCAACTACAGAAACAATTTGACTTCTTCGAACAAAGTTCGGCGGCGTCAGGTAGCGATTACAAATTCGTTACAAGAATTGAAATATTAGACGGTGGTAACGGTGCTAATACAGCAAGTGTACTAGAGACATTTGAATTGTATGGTTGTTACTTAGAGTCAGCAAACTACAATAGCTTGTCTTACTCTACTAACGATCCAGTAACTGTTGCACTAGCAATACGCTACGATAACGCTATTCAAAGTCCACAAGGAACGGGCGTAGGAACAGCAATCGGACGTACAGTTAACACAGCTATTACAGGCGGCGGCGCAAGTTAATAGTTAATAATATTTCCTGAAACTTTAAAAGGGTGTCAATTAATTTTGGCATCCTTTTTCATTCTGTACGCACTTATCTTATTAGGATAAATATTAATGCAGGAGAGTAACGATGGCTACAAAACTTAATGAAAATACTGAACTAGCGATTCCGTTAAAATCTCTACTTGGATTAATTGCAGGTACTGCGGTTGCAGTATGGGCGTACTTTGGTGTTATTGAAAGAATAGCTTTCTTAGAACTTAAAGAGCAACAAGACAGAACCAAGTTAGAGTTTGCTTATAAATGGGTACAAGATTTTCAACCACCACCAGCAGTAGCTGACACGGTAGTTAGAGTACGCGATATGGAACTTCAAATAAGAGAACTTGAAATTGAAGTTAAGCATTTAAAGGAACAACTTAACAATGGCAAATAAACTTAACGGGTTTTTAGATAATTTAGTAAGTGGAGCATTAAGTCCTAAAGGTAACTTAGGCGACCAAGCACACGCGGCTCGACTATATGTTGATGACGCACACAGACTAAGTCCTAAAAGTAAATTTCTTTATCACGTAAGTTTTAATTTAAATCCTGAAGCAGTACAATTAATTCCTCAATTAAAAACACAAGAAATTAATATGCTTGTTAAAAGTGTTGACTTACCTAAGTATCAAATTGCAACAACACTAAAGCATCAATACAATAAGAAAAGAAATTTACAAACAAGATTAGATTACGATCCTATTAACATTGTATTCCACGATGACAACTTTGGTCAAACAACTGCTATGTGGGAAGCGTACTATAGATATTATTTTAGAGACGGCAATTATGCGGCTGTAGACGGAAGTTCAAATCCTAATACTTCTAATGCGGCATACAACAGAGGCTCTAGTTATCAAGGTGAAGCGGCAAACAATTTTAGATACGGTATGGATAACGATTCTCTTAAACCGTTTTTTGAAAGTATTCAAATTTATCAAATGTCAAGAAAACGCTACACAGCGTTTACATTAGTTAATCCTCTTATTAGTGAATGGGGACACGACACTATGGACAACAGTTCAAGTGACGCAGTAGCAAACAACATGACTGTACAATACGAAACTGTATGGTACGCAAGAGGTCCAGTTAAAGATGGATCAGCACCTAAGAGCTTTGGTAGTGCTAGTGGACATTACGACCAAGTACCAAGTCCTAATTCATTAGGCGGTGGCGGAACTGCAAGTGTGTTTGGTGTTGGTGGTATTGCAGGAGGCGTTGCTGATGTATTTGGAGATATTAGTAGTGGAGCGGCATTTAGCAGTCCAACAAACTTTTTAGGTACAGTATTAAAAGCAACTAGCATAACACAGAATGCTAAGAGTTTAGGTAAAGAAGGTTTACGTCAAGAAGGGTTTGGAATATTAAAAGACCAAATTGGTAAAGCAACTGGCATTGATGTTAGTGGTGTAGCAAATCTTGCATTTCCTAAGTCAGGTGGTTCAGGTGGTAGCTTTAGCACTATTGCTACAGTTGCAGGCTTAACAACACTAGCCGGAGTTGCTACTGGTAAGATTGGTAATCCAATAAGTAGTGTTACTAACTTCTTAAAAGGTAATCCAGGTGCGGCTGACGATGTAGCTAAAAGTACTTTCTTTAAGAAAGACCACATCAATAACGGCGGATCACCATTACCTGAAATTATTAGTGCGGCTTATGAAGCACAAACGTTTGAAGATAAAAAAGCGGCAAGAGAAAAAGCTATTTCAAATGCCAACAGTAGTTCTCTTGGTAGTACTCTGTTTACATAGGATTAATTTATGGGCGATAACACATCAACTAACAAAAATAGTACACCAACTAATTTATATGGTAACCTTCCAGCTAAGGCGGGAGATAGTGCAACTAAAGTAAAACAATTCTTTAATCAATACTATACAGAGCCGTTTGAATTTTCAAGTAATGAAGTTGATGCAACTGTAGCTTTCTTTCGTAAAAGAGGCTTTGATGAAGTTAGTGCAAATAGTGTTGCAACTATTGTTATGCAACAAGCAAAGATGGATAATGTAAAAATCTTTGAGCTAATAGATACACTTGGTGGGTTTGACGAAGTACAATTAAGTACAGTAATTACAGAAATCTTAAATTACAATAGATCAAAAATAAGTACACTAGGTTACAAAGTAGACCAAGCAACTAATAAATTAGAAACTAGAAACATAGTGGTATAATGCTATGGGTAAGTTTGCTCAGGGTCGGTATACATTAAAGTACCCCGAAAAATACTTAGGTACAAAAACACCTTTATATAGAAGTAGTTGGGAATTTGCATTTATGAAATTCTGCGACGAGAGTCCTAGTGTTAGTAAATGGGCAAGTGAAAGTGTTAAGATACCTTATAGAAATCCATTAACAGGTAAGCATACAGTTTATGTACCAGATTTCTTAATACAGTACAGCGATAAAAACGGTAGACCGCACGTTGAACTAATTGAAGTTAAGCCTGATAACCAAACTATGAAAGAGAATGTTGGGCGTGATAAATGGCGTCAAGCACAGTATATCCAAAATGTTGCCAAATGGGAAGCCGCTAGAGCTTGGTGTAAACAGAAGAAAATCTTCTTTAGAGTTATAACCGAAAAAGACATTTTTCACTCAGGCAAGAGAAAATAGGATAAATAATAGTAGCACATAATGGAAAACCAAAATGACTAAGAAACTAGAAGAATTACTTAATTTACCTGAAAGCCAGGAAATTATTAAAGAAGAAGAGTCAAAGTCTAATGATGTTGTTAAAGCAGAACAGCAAGAGGACTTTAGAGACATTGCTGAACTTGATAAGATTACTGCGGCATTACCAGCTGTAAAAGGTTTAGGTGAATTAGCAGATAAAGAACTCAACGCTATTGCAGATAAGGCTACTACAGCTTATGATGATCTGATGGATTTGGGTATGAATGTGGAGAGTAGATACAGTGGTAGAGTTTTTGAAGTGGCTGGAGGAATGCTTAAAACGGCACTTGACGCCAAGGTTGCTAAACTAGATAAAAAATTAAAAATGATTGACTTGCAACTTAAGAAAGAAAAGCAAGATAAAGACAGCGGATATGAAGATTCTGGGCTTGTAAATGGCGAAGGATACGTAGTTACTGACCGTAACAGTTTGCTTGAGAAATTGAAAAACATGGATAAATAAACATATAAGGAACTGATATGAAGACATTTGCAGAATATTTAACAGAGTCTAAAAAGACTTATAAATTTAAAATTGGTATTGCAGGCGAACTACCTGAAGGTTGCATGGACACTATGGAACAGTCACTTCAGAAGTTTGGTTGTATGAATTTAACAGATTGTAAGCGTACACCGATTACAGAACGTCCGTTAGATTTTCCACAGTTACAAAATATGGAAGTTAACTATTGCGAATGTGAATTAGCATATCCTACTATTGCACCTGTGTTAGCAGAATACTTAACACAGTCATGTGGTTTACCAACGTCACACTTAATTGTAAGAAACTTAGATGCTCCACAAGAGGAATACCAAGATGCAGAATACAATAAAGTTTATGAGCCAGCACTAGGTAGCGACTTACCAGAATCAGATCCAGCAGTTCATAAGCAAGTAACAGGCGAAAGAGTTATGGGCTTACTAGCAGAGCTAGAACAAGCACGTAAAGAAAGAGAGAATGATCCAATAGGAAGCATTCAACCAAACAAAGAACAAATTCAAGATATGGGCGAACCACAAAGCAAAAGCCCAATGGGGAGCAAATAATATGAAACTACAAGACATTTATAAAAAAATTGATGACCTTAATGAAGCGGCATCAATGAATATTTCATTAACAGGTGATAGCCCACAAGAAGTAGGCGACTTATTTAAAGTGTTAGGTGATAAAGATCTTAACCCAGAGCCAATGCCAAGTTTAGGTATGCGTGGCGACATTGAGAAATCAATGGACATTATGAAAAAAATGGACGGTCCAAAAGATGGTCCAATGCCAATGCCAAGCGACATGCCAAAGAAACTTACAATGCAAGATGAGCCTGGCGATAACGAAGACTATGCTAACAGTCCAGATGAACAACATCAAGACACAAAGTTTATGACTAAAGACTTAGCAGGCGGACTTAATAAAGAAAAGAAATCATATCCAAAAGTAGCAGGCGGTGATAATCCAATGGCACTTGAAGATAAGATTAAAGAAGAATTAAAAGCTAAGTTTGCTGAAAAGTTTGGCGAAGCAAAAGATGATGATAGTTTCGACGAAGCAGGCTGTAAAGCAGAAATGAAAAGACTTGACGCAAGTGGATGTTCAAAAAATGAAATGCTTAAAAAAGTAGATTCTAAATTTGGTTGCGGCAAAGAAAAATTTGAAAAACTATACGCAAGTAGTTGCGGTGGACACTAAGGAGATATAGATGGCTGGGTTTACAAGAACTAATGGATTAAGTGTTACAGCAGGTAATGTATATTCTCATGGTGCTAAAGGGTTTTTAATCACAGTACAAGTTGCTGGTAATACAGATGTTGATTTGAGAGCTGAAGATGATGCTGTTGATGAAGCAGTAGAAATGATTATTAAAGAAGTTAATCCTTTGATGTATGCTGTAAAAAACGATGCATCAGGTGAGATTAGCGTTATTACAGACAGAAATACAAGCCCAGCAGACTTACAAGCACGTATTAGAGCATTAGGTACAACAGTAGGACCAAACAACGTTGATGTAACAGGAACCGACGTTGTAGAAGCAACTTTCTTAACCGTAACTGGTTAATCAAGAATAATAATAATAATAAACGTCACAACAACATTCAATACCCGCTCCGGCGGGTATTTTTTTGAGTAAATAATAGTATGGCAACAAAGAGTTTAGACGGTGTCTTAACAAAGAAGGCACATACCAGAGATACATATACTGAGGCGCAGATTGACGACTTAAAGAAATGCATGGATCCAAAAGATGGATACTTGTACTTTGCTAAGAAGTTTGCATTTATTCAGCACCCTGTAAAAGGTAAATTATTATTTGACCCATTTGGATATCAAGTACGTTTACTGCAAAGTTATCACGACTATCGTTTCAACATTAATATGTTACCAAGACAAACTGGTAAAACTACTACTGCCGCAATTTACTTGTGTTGGTATGCAATGTTCCACCCAGATCAAACAATACTAATTGCCGCACACAAATATACAGGTGCTCAAGAAATTATGCAACGTATTAGATACGTGTATGAAATGTGTGCTGATCATATTAGAGCAGGAGTAACAAACTACAACAAAGGCTCAATGGAATTTGAGAATGGAAGTAGAATTGTTAGTGCTACTACAACAGGAAACACAGGACGTGGTATGTCCATATCATTACTATACTGTGACGAGTTTGCATTTGTTAATCCTAACATCGCAGAAGAATTTTGGACTTCAATTTCACCTACACTAGCAACAGGTGGTCGTGCTATTATTACAAGTACACCTAACTCAGACGAAGATACATTTGCTATCATTTGGAAAGAATCAGAAGATAGGTTTGATGCAAATGGTAATGAAGCAGATATTGGTAAGAACGGATTTCATGGATTTACGTGTAGTTGGGACGAACACCCTGACAGAGATGAAGAATGGAAGAAGAATGAAATTGGTCGTATTGGTGAAGAAAAGTTTAGACGTGAGTATGGTTGCGAATTTTTAATCTATGACGAAACACTTATTAATAGTATTAAGTTAGCATCAATGGAAGGTGTTGATCCAATACTTAATATGGGACAAACACGTTGGTATAGTAAACCAACAGGAGATAACAATTATGTTGTTGCCCTTGATCCTAGTATGGGTACTGGAGGCGACTATGCCGCAATACAAGTATTTGAAGTACCAAGCTATAAGCAAGTAGCGGAATGGAGACATAACGAAACTGCTATACCAGGACAAATTAGAGTACTAAAAGATATATGTGATTATATCAAAGAACAATGTAATAACAACGGTTCAAACATATATTGGAGTGTAGAAAACAACAGTATTGGAGAAGGTGCATTAATTGTTATTAGAGACCTTGGAGAAGAGAATATACCAGGGCTACTTACAAGTGAACCTATGCGTAAAGGACATGTGCGTAAGTTCCGCAAAGGATTTAATACAACACACAGTACTAAAATTAGTGCTTGTAGTCGATTAAAAACTATGATTGAAAATGACAAACTACAAGTAAACAGTAAAGTATTACTATCAGAGCTTAAAGGATTTGTAGCAAGTGGTAGTAGTTATAAAGCAAAACCCGGAGAAACGGACGATTTAGTTAGTGCAACATTACTAAGTATGCGTATAATCGCAGTATTAAAAGACTGGGATCCAAGAGTGTATGAATCGTTTAATCAAGCAGAAACGGCTGAAGATTATGAGCCGCCCATGCCTATATTCGTTTCGACTAATATGAGATAAATATTTACATGAACAACATGGAACCTATATCAGAAAAACTATTTGCTAAAATTAGAGGCAGATTTGAGTCAGTAACAATCGGAGACGAGCAAGGTGCTGTAACAGATGAGCCAAGACTAGCAAAGTATTTTGATTTTGATTATAAAGAAGGTGCAAACGTACTTGGAAAAGTTAGTATCACGCTAGACGAAAAGTCAGGTGTTACTGTATTGTTTAATCAGGACTTTATGGCAGAAGCCGGAGAAGCTGAAAAGAACAATTGGTATAACTTTTTAAAAGAGCTACGTATTTTTTCTAAAAAACATATGTTGAATTTTGATACAAGAGATATTACAAAAAGTAATCTAGACAAAAGAGATTACGCACACTTAACAAAAACTGCCGGAGAAACACAAATGAGTGAGTCAAAAATGTACGGTACTAGTAGAACAAGTTTCGAAGATATCGATACTGCTCGTTTAGTACTCAAGCACACGAAGCCAGTGAACCAAGAAGTTCCTGGGTCAAGAACACAAAACGTACACAGTATGTATATTGAAAGTGAAGCTGGAGAAAGATTTAAATATCCATTCAGACACTTAAATGGTGCTAGAGCAATGGCACGCCACGTAGCAGAAGGTGGTAACCAGTACGATGATTTTGGTAAACACATTGTTGAGATGTCAACAGAATTAAACAAACTACGTAAATTTAAAACTTACATGAACCGTTCAAGCGTAATGGCAGAAGGCTTAAAAGGTTACATGGAAGCTGTAGATTTAAGATTAGAAAACATCAAAACAGAAGTAATGAAACTACAACGTAGTACATATTACAAAGAAGCATTTGAAAACTTTACTCCAGTAGTAAATGAAAATGTTCCAGACGATGTTGCAGAAAATTGGATTGACCAATTAACTATTAGAACATTTAACGAAGAATTAAAAGATGTATTTCCTTACGTATACAAATTGGTAAGTGAAGTAACAACTGCATCTGAAACAACTCCAGAAGACTTTGTTACAGAAACTGAAGTAGAGGCAGAAGTAGAAGAAGCAGAAGTACAAACTCCAGAAATGGAATTTGAGAGGGCATTAGACTCAATCGTAGGAGAGGAAGACAATGCATTAATTGACGGTGACGAAGAAGCACAAGCGGCCGCGGTTAAACAAATTAATGGCTTAATGGCTCAACATTTTCCTGCCGGAGTAAACGGCACGAATGCAATCGAGAGCATGAAGGGAGTTATAGACGACCCAATGCTACTAGACATGTTTAAGAAAGTTGGACAAAAAGATGCAGATACATGCGTCCGTCCATTAGTAATGAAATACTTAAAAGGAAAAAATCCCGACATTATGAATAAAATTGATACAGGTGATTTAGCATCTGAGTCAGATGATGACAATGTACCATCAAAAAAAGCAGGTGATCCAACAACAGACTTTACAAAATGGTTAAAGAAAAATCATAACAAAGGTCCAAGAGATTTAACAGGCGACGAATATACTAAGCATAGCAAGGCTTTTCAAGCACAAAAGAAAGCAAAAGAAGCAGATGATACTATGGATGTAAAAATTGGTCCAGATGGTAGTATACAAAAGGCAGACTTAGCTGAACCAGAAGATACTAGATCAGCAGGTGAGAAGTTAGAAGAACTAGTCAAAAGTTATTACGACTACACAACTAACAACTTTCCAAAAGGCGAACAGGCAGTAGTAACTGCATGTGAAAAAGAATTTGGTGAAGACAGCGTACCAGTAGCTGAAAAAATGATTGCAAGATTGATGCAAGGTAAAGATAGTGAGATGGAAAGAATCAAATCACTAGCAGGCATTAATAACTAAGAATCACTTTTTTGGCAACCTTGTGGTTGACTTTACTAAGTAACTGTAGTAGTATATAACATGTGCTACTACTTTAAAGGCACAGCGGAATTGTTCCGCACTAAAGCACATAGGCTTAAAACTTATAGGAGGCAATAACTATGGCAACATTAGCAGAGATCAGAGCTAAACTTAAAGAGCAAGAATCACGCACAGGTGGTTCAGACAACAGAAGCGGCGGCGACAACGCAATTTACCCATTTTGGAATTTGAAGGAAGGTCAGACAAGCACAGTCAGATTCTTACCTGATGGTGACGAAAATAATACATTTTTCTGGCAGGAACGTTTAATGATTAAACTTCCATTTGCTGGAATCAAAGGCGAGACAGACTCTCGTCCAGTACAGGTACAAGTACCATGTATGGAAATGTATGGGGAAACTTGTCCAGTACTTTCAGAAGTACGTGGATGGTTTAAAGATCCAAAGTTAGAGGATATGGGTCGTAAGTATTGGAAAAAGCGTTCATACGTATTCCAAGGCTTTGTGACTGATAACCAAATTTCAGAGGATCAAACTCCGGAAAACCCAATCAGACGTTTTATAATTGGACCACAAATCTTCCAAATCATTAAGGGAGCATTAATGGATCCAGATATGAACGAACTACCTACAGACTACACAGCAGGTGTAGACTTTAGAATCGCTAAAACATCCAAAGGCGGATATGCTGATTACTCAACATCAAACTGGGCTCGTAGAGAGCGTCCGTTAGATGAAGCTGAGTATAAAGCAATTGAAGACAATGGCTTGTTTAACATGAGCGACTACTTACCAAAGAAACCTGGTGAAGTAGAAGTTGAAGTTATCAAGAAAATGTTTGAAGCATCAGTAGATGGTGAAGCATACGACATGGAAGCATTTGGTCAATACTTTAGACCAGCAGGCGTAAGAGCGGCAACTGGTGATCCAGTTAAAGCAAGTACACCAGCACCGGCTCCAGCGGCACCAGCAACAGGAATGACAGCAGAGGCTCCAGTAGCTGATGCAGTAGCACCTGCGGCAACTGAAGCGGCAGGCGATGGCAACAAAGCAGAAGACATCCTAGCGATGATCAGAAGCCGCCAAAGCTAGTTTAAAACTGAGTGGGTGTAGCTCTAAGCTACACCCTATTCAGACAATCTGATAAGGAGATACAATGGCTAATAAAGCATTTGACGTTTCAAAGTTTCGTAAAAACTTAACTAAATCAATCACAGGCATGAGTAGTGGATTCAACGATCCAACTGATTGGATTAGTACAGGTAACTATGCCTTAAACTATCTTATTAGTGGCGACTTTCACAAAGGTGTTCCGCTAGGTAAGGTAACTGTTTTTGCAGGAGAATCTGGTGCAGGTAAATCTTATATCTGTGCAGGTAACATTGTAAAGGCGGCACAAGATCAAGGTATCTTTGTAGTTCTAATTGACTCAGAGAATGCACTTGATGAAAGTTGGTTGAAAGCTCTTGATGTAGACACATCAGAAGATAAACTTCTTAAACTTAACATGTCAATGATTGATGACGTTGCTAAAACTATTAGTACGTTTATGATTGACTACAAAGCAATGCCAGAGGAAGAACGTCCTAAGATATTGTTTGTAGTTGACTCACTTGGTATGCTATTAACACCTACAGATGTTGATCAGTTTAACAAAGGTGATATGAAAGGTGATATGGGTCGTAAGCCTAAAGCACTAACATCACTTGTACGTAATACTGTTAACATGATTGGTAGTTGTAACGTAGGATTGGTTTGTACTAATCATACATATGCATCACAAGATATGTTTGACCCAGATGATAAGATCAGTGGTGGACAAGGCTTTATCTATGCATCAAGTATTGTTGTTGCAATGAAAAAGTTAAAATTAAAAGAAGACCTTGACGGTAATAAAATTAGCGAAGTACGTGGTATTAGAGCAGGTTGTAAAGTAATGAAAACTCGTTATGCAAAACCTTTCGAAGGCGTACAAGTTAAAATTCCTTATGAAACAGGTATGAATCCATACAGTGGATTGGTTGACTTGTTTGAGAAAAAAGGATTGCTTGTCAAAGACGGTAACAGACTCAAGTACATTGACTCTAAAGGCGAAGAAAGAAAAGAATATCGTAAAGTGTGGGAAGCAGGCGGTGACGCTCTTGACACAATTATGATGGACTGGTCTAACATTGCTGATGCAGTTGATCAAGTTGAAGAAGCCGTAGTCGAAACCGACGAGGAAGAAGTTGCTAATAGCTAACTACTTTTTGTATAAGTAGCAGTATTAACTAAGGAGAATAAAATTGGATTCAGGTTCGAATATTATAGAAGTGTGGCAAGTGTTTAAAGAATATGTTGATAAGAAACATATTGAAACTATTGCTGAAAAATATGTTGATCTATGTGCTGACTTGGGTACAAGTGACGAAGCATTTCGAGATGCGTTAGGTTCAGATAATAACTTAGATAAAGCTATTGGTTACTTTCTCGAAGAGGAAGTAGACGAAGACTCTTACGATAACGAGGACGATTACTAATGGGATGGTATTCTGATATTGCTAGAGACATTAGCAACATTCCAAAGGCTATTGCACATTACGAAAGTGAGTTGCAAGAAGCAAGATTGGAGTGTAAAATAAAAGGTAATGTTGAAAAGGCTTCGGCATCAATGCCAGGTATAGTTGAACAACGTTTCAACCAATTACAAGAGCTAGAAGCAATATTAGAATACCTGAACATTGAGTTGCGTCGATTACGTAGTAGCTTTTTTAGAAAGTATCTAGAAAGTTATGCTCGTGCATTGTCAAGTAGAGATGTAGAAAAATATGTAGACGGTGAAGCTGACGTTGTTGATTACGAAAAGATCATTAACGAGTTTGCACTGATGCGTAATAAATGGTTAGGTGTTTGTAAGGGCCTAGATCAAAAGCAATGGCAACTTACAAATATAGTTAAATTAAGAGTAGCTGGCATGGAAGATGCTAGTTTATAACAAAGGAATAAAATAAAATATGAGTTACCAATTACCAGGTGAAAAGAAAATAATTGAAAAATGGGATAAGATTCCAGGAGATATCACTTTCGTTTTACGTGAAGGTGATGAAGTTGGAGATGATGGCGGTTGTGCTATCGGAGGCTGTTGGGTAAAGAAAACTAGTGCAGAACTTTTTGCAAATAAAAAAGTTGTCATCTTTGGTTTACCTGGAGCATTTACACCAACATGTAGTTCAGAACAGTTACCAACATTTGAAAAAATGTATGACGAGTTCAAAGCACAAGGCGTAGACGAAGTGTATTGTTTAAGTGTTAATGATGCATTTGTAATGAACGCATGGGCTAAAGAATTAGGATGTACTAAAGTTAAATTACTAGCAGACGGTAATGCAGACTTTACATATGCTATTGGTATGCTTTGCGATAAAAAGCATTTAGGCTTTGCAAACAGATCATGGAGATATGCAATGTATGTTGACAACATGACTGTTAATGAAAGTTTCATTGAATCAGGTTACAACAATGAAGGATCAGATGATGACCCTTATGTTGAGTCAACACCTGAAAATGTAATCCAGTATATCGAAACACTAAACCGTTAAAGTTTAAATACTAGTATGAACAACGTACTAGTGACAGGTGGGTTCGATCCCTTACATTCCGGCCATATTGAATACTTCAAGGCCGCAAAACAATTAGGTGATAAACTAATTGTTGCAATAAACTCAGATGAATGGCTGACTCGAAAAAAGGGTCGGCCTTTCATGTCCTTTAAAGAAAGACTTGCAATTATAAGTGAACTTGCTATTGTAGACAAAGTTATAGGCTTTGACGATAGCGATGACTCTGCTTGTCATGCGATATTCCATACTATGTCAACCGAAGTAGGAAAGGTTATCTTTGCTAACGGTGGTGACAGAACAAACACAACAACCCCAGAGTACAAGATATACGGCGATCATCCACAAGTGCATTTTGAATTCGGTGTGGGTGGAGAAAACAAAATGAATAGTAGCAGTTGGATACTAGACGAATGGAAGACACAAAAGACAGAACGTGATTGGGGTTATTGGCGTGTACTAGATGACAAGCCTGAACAAGGTTACAAAGTAAAAGAGCTTGTAATATATCCAGGCAAACGTCTAAGCGACCAAAAACATTTTAAACGTAGTGAACAATGGAACGTACTTGAAGGCGAAGTTAAAATGGTAACCGAATGGGAAGGCAGACAAGAAATTGTTTACTTAACACCAAAAAGTGTTCCTTATGATATTGCTAAAGAAGTATGGCACTTACCAAGTAACCCTGGTAAAGTAAATGCACATATACTAGAAATACAACGTGGCGAACAATGTATAGAAGAAGATATTGAAAGACGTGGTGTTCCAGATTACGAGTATGATCAGTGGCATGAAGGATCGCCAGTATAATGGAATTCGTCCCAACTAAAAAAGAGCTTCGTATAGTAGAAGAAGTTGCTCCGTATACAATGACAAGCGGACAACGTATAACACAGACTATACGGGCTGTAAGAGACCTTGACGCTAATAATATTACAGGCGATATAGTTGAGTGTGGAGTATGGAAGGGCGGACAAATTATTAGTGCTTGGTTAGCTAATAATAAAACAAAAAGAAACTTTTGGTTGTACGATACATTTGAAGGTATGACACAACCAACTGTACACGATCATAAAATAAATGAACTAGGTGCAGTAACACATGCAAGGTTTAGTCGCAAAGCAAAGCACGGTTTCGATCAGTGGTGCAGAGCAGAAATTGGAGAAGTTAGTACTAATGTATTCAAATATATTCCTCCACATCAGTGCAATTTTATTAAAGGTCCTGTTGAACAAACACTATTAGATAATAATAATTTACCAAAAAATATTGCATTATTACGCTTAGATACCGACTGGTATGAAAGTACATTACAAGAATTATTAACACTATGGCCGTTATTAAACGTAGGTGGTTACATGGTTTTAGACGACTATAACAGTTGGCGTGGAAGTCAAAAAGCCTTTCATGAGGTGTTTGGCACCTCTCTTGAGATACATACTATTGATAGAACCGCAGTATATGTTAGGAAGACCAAAGCATGAATAAAGTATTTGTAGGATATGATCCCAGAGAAGATATAGCATACCAAGTATGTAAGTATAGTATTGAAACCCAAAGTAAAAATGTAAGTGTACACCCACTTAAACAAAGCGAACTACGAAGTGCCGGCTGGTACAAAAGACCAATTGATAAACTAGCAAGTACTGAATTTACATTTACAAGATTCCTAGTTCCAGAGCTTACTAACTTTAAAGGGTGGGCATTGTTTATAGATTGCGATATGATCTTGCAAACAGATATACAAGAATTATTTGACCAAGCAGACGACAAGTATGCTGTTATGTGTGTTAAACATGAGTACGAAGTAAAAGAAGAATTTAAAATGGATGGACAAAAACAAACAGTTTATCCACGTAAGAATTGGTCAAGTGTTATGCTGTTTAACTGCGAACATCCTGCTAATAAAAGACTAACACAAGACATGGTAAACAGTAACGAATTAAACGGAGCATACTTCCACAGATTTAGTTGGCTTGAAGATGATGCACAGCTAGGAGAACTTGATCATACTTGGAACTATCTAGTAGGCGTGTATAATGATATTGAAAAGCCTAAACTTATTCATTATACAGAAGGCGGACCTTGGTTTGAGAACTATCGGAATTGTGAATTTGCTCAAGAATGGAAAGACAATTTATATCAAATGATGGATAGATAATATGGAACAAAATACAGGCGAATGGGATACACGAGTGATTAGACCACATTTAAAAGAAATGATCGATAAGATCTTACACAGCGTTGCAGTAGGAGAACAAAAATTTGCAGTAGAAGCAGTTGCAGAAGTTTTTCAAGAAGTAAAAAATCCTCCACTAATATGTGTAGACAGCGGAATTAAAAAAGTAGAAAAGAAAGTTAAAGGTTCATTTGGACTTATTGATTCTTTTGTAATGGGCATGGCACTAGGTAGTGGCGGCAAGTATATTCGTGCTGACGATGTTGATTGGAATGATGATACTCCGTTATTAGTTAGAGGACTAGGTAAACAAAAACTAATCAAGATGTGTATTGAGCGTGGTAGAGATTTTTACTTTATGGACACAGGATATGTAGGAAACAATCCAAGTATACGTAACCCTAACGGTAAAAAGACTTATCATAGAATTGTAAAAAATGCATTACAAAACTTACATATGCCTGATAGAGAACTTCCTGGATCAGACAAATGGTATGGTGGCGGACGTTGGAATTCATTAGCTATTCCATTTAAAGATATTACTCCAGGACGTAAAATATTAGTAGTACCACCAAGTGAAAAGGTAATGAAATACTTTGGTGAAGACTTAGACAAATGGATTGAACAAACTATTGCTACTATTAGAAAGAACACATCAAGACCTGTACAGCTACGTAAGAAGCCAAGTAGAGAAGATCGTGTTAGTGTTAATACAATGGAGCAGGCACTTGCAGATGATGTACATTGTCTAGTAACATACAACAGTATTGCCGCACTTGAAGCAATGATATACGGTAAGCCTGCTGTAGTGTTAGGACCAAATTGTGCCCAAGACATTTGCGAAACTAGTTTAAAAAGAATTGAATTTGCTGAGCATCCAGGGAGGAAACAGTTAACTTATTTGTGTAGATATCTATCCAATAACCAATTTACATATGATGAAATGTTAAGTGGTTACGCCTGGAGCATAGTAAAATGAGAGTTATAGGATATACCAAAGTTATACCGCCAGGGAATAAAGGCAGGTTACCTAAACCAGGTAAACCAGTTAAGCCCAATCATAAATTGGACATCATTAAAAATTTTATATCAGGAGTCAGGGTGTCGGGCGACAACGGTTTGGTATACGATGGATTTGACACAATGCAATGTGATGTAGCTGTTATGCAAGGCTTTATGCACGAAGACAGTCAAGCAGTACCACACATTAATTTACGTAGAAGCATTGCAAGTAACACAGCTAACAAACGTTTTATTACAGCAGATAGTAACTTATTTTTGTACAAAGCAAAAACAAATGAACCACATCATTACTTACGTTATAGTTACGATGGTGTGTTTGCTAACACCGCAGAATACTGTAATGACAACCCAGGTGATACACAATGGGAAAAGATACAACGTGACCTAGGTGTTAAACTAAAGCCTTGGGATTATAATAACAGAGATAATATTTTATTGTGCTTACAACGTAACGGTGGTTGGAGTATGAAAGGTAAAGATGTTGTTACATGGGCTAATACTAAAATTGCAGAGATTAGACAACACACAACTAGACCTATTATTATTAGACCGCACCCAGGAGATAAAAAAGCACCTGAGTATGTAAAAAGAATAACAGGCGACAATATTAGAATTAGTTTTCAACCAGACATTGCACAAGACTTAGCAACTGCACATTGTTCTATTGTGTACAACAGTAGCCCAGGTGTAGCTAGTATTATAGAAGGTGTTCCTGTTATATGCGAAGATTGGCAAGCAAGTCAAGTACAAGAAGTATGCTTTCAAAGAATAGATGCATTGGCAAAATTAAGACCGTTTGATAGAGAAAACTGGATTAGAAAAATATCACAATGCCATTGGAGTTTTGCAGACTTAAGAAGTGGCGAAGCATGGGAATGGATGAGGAGATACGTAACATGAGAATAAAATGTATAACAACATTTCATCAACCAGGATTAGAAGAATACGGACAACGTCTTATTGATAGCTGGGCTAAGAATGTACACCCGGCAGTTGAGCTAGTAGTATATGCAGAAGATTGTATTCCTGTTGTACCACCTGGTGCAAACATTAAAGTTGTAAATGCTAAAGAAGTATTACCAAAACTTAATGCATTTAAAGAAAGACACAAAGACGATCCTAAAGCAAATGGTATATGTCCTTGGCCTGCTAGACGTCCAAGAGATCATCATAAGAAGTTTAAGTGGGACGCAGTACGTTTTGCAAACAAAACATATGCAGTATTTGAAGCCGCTAAAGATCCTGACACAGATATTCTAGTTTGGATTGACGGTGATACATATGTACACAGTCCTATTACTTACGGACAATTTAGAAATTTAGTTCCTGCATCACAATGGTTACACTACTTAGGTAGAAATAAAAAGTGGCCCGAGTGTGGTTGGTATGGACTTACACTTAGAACTCCAGGGTGCGATGCATTCCTAAAAGAGTTTGAAAGAGTTTACGAAGAAGCTGATGATGGAATCTTTAAAATGGAAGAATGGCATGATAGTTATGTGTTTGACCAAGTACTAAAGAAGATTAGAATAGAACATAAAAATATTAAAGACTTCAGCGGACATCTTGTAAACGGAGAAGGTCATCCGTTAATTAATTGCGAACTTGGCGCATTCTTTGATCATCTTAAAGGTGTAAGAAAGCAAGAAGGTAGGAGTCGAAAGAGAGACTTACTACAGCCAAGGAGCGAGTCATATTGGAATGAAGTTTAGTTTATTTACAGATTATGGTGCACAAAATAGTAAACCAGTTTTTGACGCTTTTGCAAGTAGTTTGTCTGGCGCTGGCCATACCGTTACTTTTAATGAGTGGGATAGCGATGTTGCTGTTATTTGGAGCGTCCTTTGGTTTGGCAGAATGGCTGGAAACCAAAAAGTCTGGGAACACTTCCGAGCAATAAACAAACCTGTAATAGTATTAGAAGTAGGCGGAATTAAAAGAGGCACTACATGGAAAGTAGGCATCAATGGTATTAACAGCGATGCTAACTTTGGTGCTAAAGGCAACGACAGTACTAGAGCAGACTTACTAGGACTTGAAGCAAAACGTTGGACTAACGATGGCCAACATATTCTTATATGTGGACAACATGATAAAAGTTTACAATGGCAAGGTATGCCACGTATGAGTAATTGGTTTTTAGATACTCATGATGAAATACGCAAACACACAGACCGCCCTATAGTATTTAGACCCCACCCACGCTGTAGACTAGAACACATTGAACGTGGACTTAGACATGTGTATAGACAAGAGCCTAAACATATCGATAATACTTACGATGACTTTGATATGGATTTTACTAACGTATGGGCTACTGTAAGCTACAGTAGTAATCCTGGTATACACAGCGTACTAGCAGGTGTTCCAGCGTTTGTAGGTACCAGCTCGTTAGCGTATGACGTTGGTAATGACATAGACTTCTTCCACGATATAGAAGCACCCTTACAACCAGACAGGCGACTATGGATGAATGATTACGCATACACAGAATGGACTTTGGATGAAATAGCTCAAGGTTTACCATTAAAACGCTTGACATCTGAACTATAATCTAGTATAATACATACATGCTTAGAAAAGAACCAATCGACATTAATGACCTTACCGTTGAAGACTGCCTAGAACTAGTTGCTGGTATTAGTAACTTTAAGTTTAGTCGTAACAAAGAGTTAGCAGACTTGCACTCATTTACGTTGCATGAAGACAACCATAAGATTATGTTCAGTATTGCTAAACAATGTTTTAGAGGTACTGCACTCACTCCTAAGCAACACGAGCTTGTTAAAAAGCTATTAGTAGAGTACTACACACCACAGTTTACAAAGCATAACATTGAACTTAAGAACCATTTAGATAAGTTAAGAACTCCGTTAAGGAACTTAGATAGTTCACATTGGGTTAAGATACAACGTATTGGTTACAAGGGTGTAGAAGAGAATATGCTTGTTATTAGATTCCCATTTAACAAAAAAGTTATTACTAGATTAGAAGAATTAAAGAACGGTAATGACAAAGACTACTTCTACGAAAAGCATAAGCACTTCTTTCCGTTAACTGAAAAGTATATTTGGAAAGTAGTAAACATTGCAAAGAAGTTTCAAAGCAAATTTGATATTGAAGATCAAGTACAAGAAGTGTACGACCAACTAGCACATATGAATGCTCACAGCTATGAGTACTTGCCAGGCGTTAAAGATTATAAATTTATTAACTATGTTGACCACGGCATTAAAGAATGTGTACAAGATTTAGGAGAACCAAGTGATAGCAACCTCTACAAATATTTTGATAGAAAAGGCATGTATGGTCTTGAATATTTTAATGACATACATGTAACTGAAAGTTTTAGACTTAACAACTGTAGCACACTAACAACTAAGATTGCTAACAGAAGTCACACACAACTAAACATTAAAGATACAGATTGGACTATTGATAATTTAACAACAGCATTAATTGAGTTAGATAGATTTCCATTGTTAGTTATTCTTGATACACATACATGCATGGATAAGATAATTGAATACCATAATAAGTTTTTAAACTTTATTCCTGCTAACGAAATGAGTGTTATGTTTAGATTGGACAACAAAGAACTAGAACATGCAAAGGAATTTAACCAATTCGTCCATGATAAGGGATTAAATAATTATGTTGACAAAAACACTAAAGTAGTGTATATTAGTAATAATAAAGTTCCTAAGCCGTTGTTTAAAAGTGATTGGATGCCAATAGCATCGTTATGTTTAACAAGGCAACCAATGAACTATATTAATGAATACATAAACGGAATTGACTTAGCTATGTCCTATGATGCAGGATCAATAGTGTCAAGTCCAAACAGTAGATGGCAAGTTAAAGTAGAGAATATATGACAAGTTGTAGAATAGTAATACAAGATGAAGTAAATGTAAAAGTTGAAAACTTGCCTGTTGAGAATCGTAGAAAGATTGCTAACAAGTTAAAGTTTCAAGTTCCATATGCACGTTACTTGCCTCAATATAAATTAGGACGCTGGGACGGAAACGTTGCGTTCTTTGGTATAGGTGGTACAGGATATGTTAATCATTTAGATACTATTGTTAACAGTCTTGTAGAGCAAGGTGTTGAGATATCTGAGATTGTAGACAACAGAGAAAAGCATGACTTATCTTTTAGTGCAATCACACAAGACTATTGGAAAGACCAAGGTGCAGTATGGCCAGAAGGACATCAACTAGAAGGTCAACCTATTGTACTACGTGACTATCAAGTTGAAACTGTTAATAGTTTCTTAAACAATCCACAAGCATTACAAGAAGTTGCTACTGGTGCAGGTAAAACTATTATTACTGCAACACTATCACACCTAATGGAAAAACTTGGTCGGACGTTAGTTATTGTTCCTAACAAATCACTTGTTACACAAACAGAAGAAGATTATGTTAACTGCGGATTAGACGTAGGTGTTTACTTTGGTGATAGAAAAGAATTAGGCAAGACACATACTATTTGTACTTGGCAAAGTCTAAACATACTAGATAAGAAAAGTAAAAACTATGACGATGTACTAACACTTGCAGAGTTTTTAGATGGCGTACAAACAATTATTATTGACGAAGTACACCAAGCAAAAGCAGAAGTTCTTAAAAAATTACTTACACAAAATTTAAAACATGCACCTATACGTTGGGGCTTAACTGGAACAGTACCTAAAGAACAGTTTGAGTTTCAAAGTATCTTAGCAAGTATAGGTCCAGTCATTGGTAACATTAGTGCAAAAGAATTACAAGACAAAGGCGTACTAGCTAACTGTCATGTTAATATTGTACAAATGATTGACATTAAAAGTTTTGCAGGTTATCCAGAAGAGTTAAAGTTTCTAGTAACAGATGCAGAAAGAATAAAATATATAGGCAAATTATTAAACAACGTAAAAGACTCAGGCAATACATTAATACTAGTTGACAGAATTAGTGCAGGCGAAATGCTATTGGAAGCAATTCCAGATAGTGTGTTTATTAAAGGCGATGTAAAACTAAAAGACAGGAAAGAACAATATGATGAAGTTAAAGAAGCAACTAACAAAGTTATTATTGCAACGTATGGGGTTGCCGCAGTGGGTATTAATATTCCTAGGATTTTTAACCTTGTTCTTATTGAACCTGGAAAGTCATTCGTTAGGGTTATACAATCTATAGGCAGAGGTGTAAGAAAAGCAGAAGACAAAGACTTTGTGCAAATTTGGGATATAACTAGCACATGTAAGTATGCTAAAAGGCATTTAACATCAAGAAAGAAATTTTACAAAGAAGCACAGTATCCATTTACGATTGAGAAAGTGGATTGGAATTAATATGAAAACAGAGGACTATAAATGAGGATATTAACATTAGACAATAAATGTTACAAGCTCGAACACCTTCCGGATGAATTAACAGATGACATTAGATTTTCAGTATTGGATAACAGTAATCCAAAAGAGCCTGACTTCTTTTATATTCCTTTGATTTTTTTAGAATCATTTAACTCGCCAGCAATGGTAATGGAAATAGGTGGGCGTGAAATTACTATGCCTATTGATTGGCATTTAGCAGTAGGTGATAGCGGTGGTGCTGGTGACATTGAAGTATTACCATTAACAAGTTTAAACGATAGAGGCTTTGAAGCTTTCTTGTTTAATCCGTTAACTAGTACTATGATGAATTGGGGTGAAGTAAAGATTACTAATTTTTACAATGACGTAAAATGGTATTTCCCTAAAATGAAAAACGGACAACTATTAGGCGTACCTTTAACTGATGGTGACAACCCGCAATGTGCGTGGTTTGTAAAAGACATTAGTAGACAAAGTGAAGTTATTGATTATGGGATTCTTATCTAACAGTATAACAGTCGACGTATATACAAACCAACAATACGCTTACGATCAATGTAAGCCTCAGTTGGCAAAGAAGTATATACCCGAATGGTGGAAAAGTTTACCAGCAAGTAGACCTACACACCAAGAGTTCTACGATGACTTGCCAATAAGTTCAATGAAACAATGTCCTGCTATTAATGATATATTAAAGGCAGGAATTATTTTCCCTAGTTGGTGTGAACTACATATGCGTGTGGGTATTGACGGACAGAAAGAAGTAAGAGTCTTTCCTGACTTTATCCCTGCATTGCCACATGATGAACGTGACTTTGATTTTCACAAGCCTGGACTTGCACACATCAAATTAGGCTCACCATGGTTCATGAAAGAAACTACAGGTGTAAAATGGGTTTGGATTAAACCTGATTGGCACACAAAGAATCCACTAGCATACTGGGGTGTACCAGGCATCACAGAGTATAAACATCAACATAGTATATTAAATAACATTATGGTTCCGCATGGTAGTGAGCTTAAAATTGAAGTTGGCGAACCTTGGTTACAACTAGTACCAATGAGTGATAAGCCTATAAAACTTAACGTCCACTTAACAGACGCCCAAACTATGCAGAATTTAAATACAGTTAATATCTCCTCCGTAGGGAGTTACATGAAATCGATACGCAATGTTGGTAAGCAAAGGAAATTAGATGAAAACAATTAGTGAAGAATACGCTCGTCAGTTAGCACAGTTACATGACGAGAAGGCATCTTTCGGTGACGCTAAAGGATTAAAAGCAATCGAAAAATGGATCAAACAATTTAAACCAGAGTCTATTTTAGATTACGGTTGTGGTAAAGGCGGAGTTGTATTAGCACTCAAAGAAGCTTATCCAGAAATTAGTTCAATTGGTTGGGATCCAGGAATGCCAGACTTTAATATTCCTGATAACAAAAAGCCTGCTGATATGCTTATTAGCACAGACGTACTAGAACACATTGAACCTTTCTTTTTAGAAGATGTGTTACGAGATATTCACGAACTGTTTCAAAAAAATGCATTCCTTATTATTGCTACTAGCCCAGCTAAAAAGTTTTTACCAGACGGACGTAATGCACATTTGATTGTAGAAAATCCAGGTTGGTGGAAAGAGAAGATTGAAAGATGTATGCCAGGTGTAAAGATTGTACATCATGAGTTCTTTGAAAAAACAAGAACAGATAAGCGTGGCGGTGTACACGAGAACAACAAGTATATTGTAGTCTTGGAGAAATAGTATGAGCTTTACTAATTTAATTACAGAAGCTATTGATTCAGTATACGATGATATCAAAGCAAACAAGACTCCTACTGTATGTGAGATGGGCAACCAGCGTTTAAAGAATAACAAATCACGTGCTAAAATTTTTAATGCACGTGGTATTCATACACATGCTAACACTACTAAAGAATACTTTCAAGCCTTAGGCTTTGGAAGGTATCTTGCTATCGATGTTAACACAGAGAAAGATGCTATTGCAATGGATCTTAATTTAGATTGCAAACAAGCATATAACTTTACTGATCAGTTTGATCTAGTAACTAACAACGGTACAGGTGAACACGTATTCAATCAGTACACAGTATTTAAAAACATACACGACATGACTAAAGTAGGTGGATATATGATCCATGTACTTCCTTTTTATCGTTGGGTTGATCACGGCTTTTATAGCTTTCATCCTAACTTATTTTTCTGTCTAGCACATCAAAACGATTATGAGATGCATGGTGTATGGATTGGCACTAGTGATGGTGCTCACATTGAAAAGCTAGGACAGAAGTTATCACGTGACAAAGGTTACAGAGGCAAGTTTGGATTAGACAAGTGGGAAAGAGATCCTATGGTTGTTGCTATTATGAAGCGTAAGACTGATGCTGAATTTGAAATGCCACAACAACATTTATATGCAGGTGATAAT